AGGAGACATATCGTCCCTGAGGGAGGTGGAAGTGGCGTGAAGCCTGCTTCGCCTCCACTCGGAATGCACATGTTCCGTTTGGAGTCGCTGGATCAGGTTAGCGAACCTCGCTGGTTGGCAGGTTTCCAATGCGGAAGCCTTTACGACCTACATTGGTATACCAATGAGTTAATGCGACGGGTTACGAATCCGCTACCACACAGGTGGATTTATGATTCCCGCGTTGGCTCAGGGGTATTCCCGTGAGTCACGGCGAGGCCAGTTAGACGGATCTTCGTCAAACCTAGGTTGGTAACCTAGACCGAAAATAACCATCTTCATGGCCGTGGGTCAACCATCACTGTTGTAGTGGGGCATTAAACTCAGCCCTGCTAGAATACATGACTAACCACGGCATGACGTATTTACCTTCTACATGGAACGTAAGAACAAAATGCTACGAATAATCGAGCAGCTAGTCTCGAAAATCCTAGCACTTTATTTCTCAAGTGACATGTATTCCACCGTAGTAGAGATGTTCTTCTCGCGCTTAGACAAACTAATAGCCGACCGAGGGATTGCGTTTACCGTAATGTATGTGAAAAGCTCACGTAATTGCGTTATGCGCGTCCTCTCCGGGAGGCCATTAGAGTCTTGCGAAGGAATAGCGTTGAGATCGGGATGGCCAGAGTGGCTAGTCCCTTTCCGCTATCTGATCGAGTTTCCGGATGGCATACGAGTCTTAATGACCCTACTCATCTCATTGAGAGGAGTTATGCTTCCCCCGAAACTTGATCTTACTCCAATCGTCTCACCATGGGGAGGTGCTCTTCCCGAAATCTCGGAAAAGCATCATGCCCATGTGTGTAGAGGATTGGGGATCCGACGCAAGTCCGTCGAGTGGAGTAAACCTCATATGTCGACGAAGAGAGGCCCCCTTGGGCAAGCCTTGTTGACGGCGGTGTCTGAACTTACCTTAGTCCCTCAGGAACTATTAGATAGTATTATCTTAATAGGAGGGCCTAAGCTAGGCAAGGTCATCACCGGTCTCAAGACTCCCATTCCGGGAACCACCCTTTCGGTTGTTGACATATGGAGTAAACTCTACCCGCCGAAGACTAAGTCGCTGAGAAGAATCTCCTACTTCAGCGATAAGGAGGGTAAGACGAGAGTCATTGCGATTCTTGATTACTGGTCACAGACTTGTCTGAGACCCCTGCACGACTGCCTTAACGGCATCTTGCGGAGGATCCCTCAGGACTGTACCTTTAACCAGAACCAATTTCTCAAATCTCTCCCCCCCAAAGGTCCATACTACAGCATTGA